TAACAAATACTTTAACTGGATTAAGTGTATATACTGACGTCTCTGGAACTAGTTCCCTATTTAATTCTACGGTCACATTATCTATAAAACCTATTTCAGGTACTGCTATGGCAACTCCTGTCAATCACATGATGACAAATTATCTAAATACCTTACACACAGTCAAGCAAGCCAATACTAAATTTGATAGCGGCGATACGTCTTATATGAGGTGTATAGACCCTAGTTATGCTAGCGTGGTTCAATGTCCAAGTTTAACAAATAAAGATATCGTATATAATAAAAGAGTTAATTTATATACCTCGAAACTAAACGGGAATACTAATACTGTAAATATATGTACCAAAAAGCAGATTAATTCTAAACTGTCAAATAACTGCGGCGTGCCTTTTTGTTATGATGGTACAAAAGGCGATAACGGATATCAAAATTCTACATTTAATTCACAAAGCACGGTAACCGGTTTAACGTCACCAAATAATAAAAAATATCAATATAAAGGTCAACCTATTTTTGATACCGGCGGAATATACAGTGGTAAAGGTAATAATATAACCGCGAGTGGAGGTTTTAATAGCTTTCCTCAGGCCCAGCGTCTTTTATTTTGCGGCGGTACTAGTACTGCCAATAATAATATCTCCGATACAGCATTTAGTGTCCCTGGGGCGAAGTTTCCCACTGATAAAGTAAGCAATTTACTAACAACAGCCCCAGAATTTGCCAACCAACCAACTTCTACCGTAAAAGGAGATAAGGTAATTTTAGGTTTTAAATAAAGGTTAAAAATAATAAGGTAGTAGCTGTTATGATGACATTAAAATTTTCAGTAGAAGCAAAAATAGCATCATCTAAATTTGTTCGATTGTCGGATTCAAAAATACCAAAAACCAATATTATAACCATAGCAGCAAATGCGAACATTAAATTAAGGTCCAATAAATAAGTTTTATAACTGGCTTTATCTTTCAAATATTTTTGGTAAACATAGGTTAAAATAGTAACATATATGAGATTACTAAGAAATATAATCCCGGCAAAAACATAATGTAATTTTTCATTTTTAAAAGTAGTTATCCATATTATAGTAATTAAAAACACATACATTAATATTAATAATAACACTCTAATTATTAATAGTTTTTTAGGACTACGATAAAAATTAAGAAAAATAATACCCATAAAAGCCAGGGTAAAGAATACTACCATAATATACTGATTGCCGAAAGCCAGCGCCTGCGATATGGTAAATATATCTTTGTCTACTTTTTTCTTATGAATACTGTAACCATAAGCGCCTCCCAAAAGAGCACCCAAAAAAGATATGACAGAAGCTGTTCCAACAACCCTGCTAATAGTATCAGGTGGTTTAAATAAAATGCGTTCCATTTTATTTACAAATTAAAATTATCTTTTATGACTTGGTATCTCTGTTTTATTTTGTCATTTAATTTATTATCATCTACTATATTTATTTCTTCGCCCCCTCTATTATCCAGCACCATACCCCAAGTATAATAATAATTATTAATCAAATCTTCTGGCACAGACATAGTATACAAATAGTAAATTAAATAAGGTTTAAAATTTTTCATACTTAATAATATTTTTTTACTAGTATCAATATTGTCATTATAAGTTGATATTAATTTTTGACATAAACATAATTTACATTTATCACTTAAATTAGAATTAAAAATATAAGCACTTACTTCATTCATACTGCCGTAATCAAAATCTTCTAATATTAAAGCTATTTGTTCATAATTATATTCTGTTTTGAAAATATAATCACATATATTAACATTAGTAAATATTCTTTTAATTAATAAATGATAATTATCAGTTAAAGGAAAATTAAATTTATTATCTATAAGAAAGTTAGCAAAAGTTGTTCTATCTATATTTAATTGATCTAGAAAATTTTTATATTCTTCAATATCATTTAAACAGTAGGTTATATTCAAAATATTAAAGAATATAATTAACATAACAATTAAACCAGAAGAAAAATAATTAATATTTATTAGAATAGTATCTGGTTCTGTTACATTATATATTTTTTCTTTTATATCTAACATTTCTAATTTACAATAACCATGATTCCAAAAATATGGATTGACGATTATATTAGTATATTTTTTATTTCTACAGAATCTAATTAAATTATCTTCATTGTAATTATCATATTTAAGTTCTACTTTTTCTCCTTTTTTGAGAGCCGTTGCCACTATATCTATATTTTCTAAATTAATTACTTTTTTTCGTAATTTATCGTTAATACCTTTGCTGTATAAATAGATAGACATTTTATTATTTTAATTCTTTTAAAAATGGAAAAGAAAGAATTAAATGAAATTAGTGAAATTTGGAAAAAAAATGCTGAAAATTTAATAACCCCTACTGTTTTTTTAGCAAAAGACAGAAGCGGAGATAAATATTTTGTCATCCAAAATAGTTCCACTATCGTGTTTTTGATCAAAAACGGGACAAATACTACTTTTTCTATTCCCAAAAAATATTGTCAGAAAGACAAAATATTAGATTTTTACAATATATATGATATAGAGAAACTAATTCCTGTTTCGTGTCCGCGAAAAAATGATTACGAATTATTTGTGCAAAAGCATTTAATCAAATAAAATGAACAACAGTGATTATGTTATTAATAATTGGTATAAGGATATAGAAATTTTTTACTATTTTTTGAGAAATTGTATAGGTAAAGAAATAAAAATTAATGAAGAAGATCATAATTGTTTGTCATTATCTTTAAGAGATAGTAATTATCTTACTAAGTATCAAAGATGTAGACATTGTCAAAAAGTAGCTAGTTTTTTAGATAATGATATATTAGAAGATAGAGACAATATTACTATAAAATTCGGTTCAAAAAAAGGAGAAAAAATTTTATTCGAACGTCATGATTATTGTCCTTTTGAACTAAATTTCAATAATAATGATAAAAAAATAAATTTATATATAAATAAACAAATAAATTTATTTTTAGATGATTTCTATCAAATTAGAAATATATTCTATTATCAAATTATAAATAAATTTTTGAATTTAAGTATAATTAGTACAATTATGAAAACTATAGCTGAAGCTAAAAATTTTCCCACCCCCCTAAAATTTGCAAATTTCTACACTTGTCGTGAAAAAATCAATCTCTTAAATTTCCACTATGAGGTTGAAAATTTAAGAGATTTGTTATTGAATCCTTCCCTGGTTACTACTCTTTCTCCAACAGCTAGAAAGAAAAAAAATAATTTTCTTAATTCTAATATAATTGAAGATATTTTGAAACAATTAATTATATTTTTTCTATTCTATGAAAAATTTTATTTTTGTCATAATGAAGCTAATATAGAATTTTTAAAAATAAATTATGAAGTAAATAATTTTAACTTTTTAGAAAAAGAATATATATCTTCTATTAAATTATATATTTTACCTTCTATTTTTTCTTCTATAAGTATGTATAATAGTAAGGAAGATACCTGGGCTAGATTTTATAATTATAAGAAAGAAAATCGAGATTTTAACAATATAGTAGAAAATTGGTTTGTTGACTGGGATGGAGTAAAGAAAAAAAATAAATATATATTTAAAGAAAGTTTAGATGATTTTGAAAAAGGAAAAATCATGTATTATTTACTAGGTAAAGAAGCAGATAAATTTCTCTATTTTCGAAGACATTTAGGAACACCTATTATGTATCAATCCTTTGATTTAACTTGTTTTATAGTTAGTCTAATGACAGAAAATTATTTTTACCATACTGTTAAAAATAATAAAAAACTAAATAAATTATGGATTAATTTATGGTTAGTAGAAGAAGTAGAAGATATAGAAAAAGATATAAAAGAATGTAAAAAGAACAACTTTAACAATATTTTTTCTATATTGAGAAAATATTATATTAGATCTGATAGTTTAGAATATTTAAAAAATATTTTAATGTAATATAGTTACTCTTTCCCCATCTGGTTTTATGGCAAAATCAGCAAGTCTTTCTCTACTAATAGTATCATGATTATAACGAATAACCACATCACAAGAAGATATCATACCAGGAATAGAACAAGGATAAATACTGCATACTAATTTTTTATCAGTAATATTAGTTTTGAATTCAAATTGATAAGCCTCTCCTTTTTCCATACTATTTAAAAAAAGAGGCCTTATATATTCTTGGAAAAAAATAGTATAAATATCAATATCTAATATTTTTTTTCCAAGAATATCTTCTTCTAGCATTGGCATTTCTAATAAATTATTACAAGAAGCAGAAATAATAATTTCGTCTTTATCTATTTTGAAAAATAGATAACTATCATTATTGGGTATTAATTCACTAAATTTTCTTTTTTCTGATTTTAATAAAGAAAATTCTACATCACTAGATGTTATATTATCATCTATTTCTCTTTTATTTTTACAATTACATACTAATTTAGAAATGTTAAAATTTTCACATATATTACAAATTAAGGACATTTTAATTTGTAATATTATAATTTTTAATAGTTCTATCTATATTTCCTAAAAATATTTCTAATATTTCTGGATTACCATAAGTTTGAGATAATCTAGTTAAACCTTGATACATATTATTTAAAGCTGATAATAGTATATTAGTTAAATATATCATTTTGTTACTACTTTTCATATAATATCTAAATGTGTTCATTTTGTTGCCTAATATTTCTATTTGTCTATTTAGTGTTTCTCGATATAATTTTCTTAATAATTTATATTTTATATTATTTTTGGAAATATATTTTCTCTTTCTTATGAATAAAGTTTGACCTTCTTCAATTCCACCAATATAATTAAAAAATTTAGCTAATTCTAAAACATACGTCATCTAATTTTTAATTTGTTTAAAGAAATTATTTTTTCTATAATGATACCAAAAAATAAAAAAACCTATAATTATATCGGCAACTAAAAGCCAAAAAGCATACTTTCTAGTGTCTTCGATAAGCAATAAAATAGCGGCTGTCATATAAGTAGCGGCATGTAATAAACGAGGCCAATAAACAGGGCTACCGAAGAATCCTACTTTGTCTTTTTTAATATGTTGGTATAAAAAACTAAAAGCTATAACAAAAGGTAATATAGACATTTCTGGATAGGGGAAGAAATAAAGTAATAAAATAAAGCCTATTCTAGCCGCTAAACAATAACTATTGAAAAGAGTAATTTTTGTATTTACGTTAACCATTTTGAATAGAAAAATGAAATTATTTTAATACAAACATAGAAAAAAATCATGAGTGTTTATCAGCTACTTTACGAGAAAGAATATCCTGGATGGAGTGAAAAATTTGCTCCCTATAAAGGAGCTATTAAAAATATTAGTAATATTATTGCCAAAAAAGAAGAACAATATGGACCATATTATCCTAAAAAAGAAAATTTATTCAAAGCTTTGGAAATGACTCCTTTGCATAAAGTGAAGGTGGTTATCTGGGGTCAAGATCCTTACCCTAGTCTTTTGGGAGACGGTGAACCAAGAGCACAAGGATATAGTTTTGGAGTACATAAAGACGATGATGTACCTATGAGTTTAAAAAATATTTACAAGGAATTAAATGATAATTTTCCTATGTTTCAACCTCCCGATCACGGTGATTTAACTTGGTTGGCTGACCAAGGTATTTTATTTATGAATGCTTCGCTCACATATTGTCCCAAAGAACCAAAATGTTATTTAAATTTATGGAATAGATTTATCAATATTTTAATCAATATTATTAACGAAAATGTAGAGAATTGTATCCATTTACTGTGGGGTAAGAATTGTGAAAAATTAGCCGAACATATTCACAGTCGTGAAGTTTTTACATGTGCTCATCCTTCGCCGCTGAGCGCTTATCGTGGTTTTTTTGGTTGTAAACATTTTTTGAAAGTAAATATTGTTCTTTCTCGACAAGAAAAAGAACAAATTAATTGGAATGAAAATAAAGATTTAATACCTACTTATATTGAAAAATTAAAACTTTAATTATTTTTATCCCGCTTTTTATGGTTTATATTTTACAATAATAAATCTTTGATTATAAATTATAAATACTAAAATAATTAAAGATTTAATTAAAATCTTATAATTTTAATTATAAGATATGAGATAAAAAGTATTATTTTTTTCATTTTAATCCAACTGCTCCATTTTTACCATTTTCGTCAGAGGGGTAGTACAGAAAATTTTTCAAAAAATGAAATTTAATTAAAATAATTAAACTAATAAAGATATTATTAGTTTAATTACAATCATGGCTTGTCAACAAATTTTGATAAAAATGGCTCATGACAATATAAAAGGTATTAATGATCAATTAAAGTATACTTCTCAATTAAAAAAATTTTTTCAGAGTCAAAATCAAAGTGATAATTTACCACCTAATCTGAAATTATCATTAGAAGTAATGGTTGTTGAAAAATTATTCTATTATCAAGTATTAAATAACAATAAAAAAGATTCTGAAAAATTTCACGAAAAAATCAAAGAATTAGATATGAAAATGTTGGATGCATCTTCTAGTTCAGAAGAACTTTGTAGTATTTGTATTAAAGAAGATGGATCCGAAAAACATCATCAAGAAGGTGCTGTAATAAAAATATCAGAAAGAATAAAAGAGAGATTTGATACAAGAGAATTTATATTAAAAAATTATCTTTTCTAAATTTTATTCTATTATTATCTTATCATAATTTTTGGATATAGGCCAGATGGAAAGTAGTGTCACAATTAGTAAAATAACTGATAAAGTAATAACTACATTTCTGGAACTAAAACCTAATATTTTTTTAACATATTGCGACAGGATCAACCCAATGGCAGTAAGAGCGTGATAAATAATTACTCCCACGTGACCCCAAACATATGAGTTTTTAGAAACATTTTTAATATTTGTCATTTTTAAATATAAGAAAGATATATTTTATATTTAATTAAAATGTTACACTTTATGTGGATAGGAATCTTCGTTGTTATTGTTTTAACAGTAGTTCTTATTCTTACCCTGGATAAAGGTAGTGATAGTGATATTCCCAGTGTCTATATTACCGGCTATTATGACGGTGAAACCTTTTTTAAAGACAAAGGCAATAATAGTCGTACTGGCGCTACCTTGCCTGGTGGCAACGGAAATGATAGTTTCTTAGCCAAATATGACAGTTCCGGAGAGGTACAGTGGGCTGCCCGTCAGAGTGGTTCTAATACCGACGTAGGAAGGGGGGTAGCTACTGACAGCTCTAATAATACTTATATTAGCGGATCTTATTATAATGGGTGTTCTTTCTATAACCAAGGTCATGGTGGGACAATGGGCGCTACCTTGCTTGGTGGCAACGGAACTGATAGTTTCTTAGCCAAGTATAACGGTGACGGGAAGGTTCAATGGGCTGCCCGTCAGAGTGGTGGTAGCGACAGAGGATACGGGGTAGCTACTGACAGCTCTATTAATACTTATATTATCGGATCTTATTATAATTGGTGTTCTTTCTATAACCAAGGATATAGCGGGACAATAGGCGCTAGCTTGCCTGGTGACAACGATTTTGATAGTTTCTTAGCCAAATATAACAGTTCCGGAGAGGTGAAATGGGCCGCCCGTCAGAGTGGTTCTGGTTTTTTCGACACAGGAACGGGGGTAGCTACTGACAGCTCTAATAATACTTATATTAGCGGATATTATAGTAGCGGAGGGTGTTCTTTTCATGACCAAGGTTATAACGGGACAATAGGCGCTAGCTTGCCTGGTGACAACGGAGATGATAGTTTCTTAGCCAAGTATGATGGTGACGGGAAGGTGCAATGGGCCGCCCGTCAGAGTGGTTCTAATACCGACACAGGAACGGGGGTAGCTACTGACAGCTCTAATAATACTTATATTAGCGGATATTATAGTGACGGAGGGTGTTCTTTCTATGATAAAGGTCATGGCGGGGCAATGGGCGCCACCTTGCCTGGTGACAACGATTTTGATAGTTTCTTAGCCAAGTATGACAATGACGGGAAGGTGCAATGGGCCGCCCGTCAGAGTGGTTCTGGTATCGACACAGGAAGGGGGGTAGCTACTGACAGCTCTAATAATACTTATATTAGCGGATATTATAGTAATAATGGGTGTTCTTTTTATGATCAAGGATATTATGGGACAATGGGCACCAGCTTGCCTGGTGGCAACGGAGATGATAGTTTCTTAGCCAAGTATGATGGTGACGGGAAGGTGCAATGGGCCGCCCG